TGCAAGATGCCGAGCTGGCACTCGAAAATCTGGCAAGCCTGCGATGAAACGCTTACCCCCGAGTCGATTTTGTGGCCGCAGAAGTTCCCGCGCGAGCGCCTAGTCAACATCAAACAGGGCTACATCGACGCCGGCAACGTCGCCGGCTTCAACATGGAATACCGCAACATCGCCATCGACACCAGTTCGGGCTTCTTCCGTCCCGAGGACTTTCGCCCGATCAAGGAGGAGGACGAAAAGAAGTCGATGACCTACTACTGCGGGGTGGACTTCGCCATTTCCACCCGCGAGCGGCGCGACTACACGGTGATCGTGGTGGCGGGTCTGGACAGCGAGGGCTTGCTCTACATCGTCGATCTGATGCGCGGGCGCTGGGACGGCAACCAGATCATTGAGGAAATGCTGGCGGTGGAGAAGGCGTTTCACCCTGCCGAGTGGTACATCGAATCGGGGGCGATCCAGAAGGCGCTGGGGCCGGCGATGGAAATTCGGATGCGCGAGGAAGAAGATGGCAAAGGGATGTACATGAACCTGTGCCCGCTGGTGCCCAGCGTGGACAAGGAACGCCGGGCGCGCAGTATTCAGGCTAGAATCCGCGCCAAGGCGGTGAAATTCAACAAGAACGCCGGCTGGTTCGCCGACTTCGAGCAGGAATTGATCCAGTTCCCGCGCGGCAGTCACGACGATCAGGTGGACGCGCTGGCGTGGATCGGATTGGGCTTGAGTCGGATGACCACGCCGCTGACCACGGCGGAAGAAGATGATGCGCTGTGGATGAAAGAGAAGAAGGAAACCATGTCGTTTGGCCGCTCGACTGTGACGGGATACTAGACCATGAACGAGAACGAACTCGACGACGGCGACGAAGGCGAAGCCAGCATCAGCCTCGATAAACTGGTCAAGGCCACTAACATTTGCGATCTCCTCGACGACGAGGAAATCAAGAAAATCGGCAGCGATGCGCTGGCCGGCTATCAGCAGGATTTATCCAGCCGCGCGCAGTGGGAGGACCGCAACGCCAACGCCATGAAACTTGCCCTCCAAGTTACCGAGGCCAAGACTTTTCCGTGGCCCGGTGCCGCCAACGTCAAGTTCCCGCTCGTCACCGTCGCCGCCATGCAGTATCAGGCCAAAGCCTATCCCGCCCTCATCGATGGCAACGATCTGGTCAAATGCCGCGTGTTCGGCAGCGACCCTGGCGGCGACAAGGCGGCCCTCGCCCTGCGCCTGTCCACCCACATGACGTGGCAGAACCTGGAACAGGACGACGCCTACGAAGAAGAAATGGACAAACTGTTGCTGGTGCAGGCCATCAACGGCTGCGCCTTCAAGAAACGCCTGTTCGACCCGTCGAAGGGGCACCAGATCAGTCGCCTGACCCTGCCACAGAATTTCGTCATCAACTACTTCGCCCGCGATCTCGCTACCGCCGCCCGCTACACCGAAACCTACTACCTGTCGGAAAACGACATCCAGCAGCGCATTCTCGATGGCCGCTTCACCGACCTCGAAGCCGAAGGGCGCGAGCCGGAACCCGACGCCAGCGCCCAAACCGCCAGCCCGATCACAGTGGCCCGCGATGAGCGGCAGGGTTTGGTGCGCCCGGCGCAGGATAGCGTCACCCCCTACTTCACCGGGGAGCAATATTGCTGGCTTGATCTGGACGGCGACGACTTCGCCGAACCCTACATCGTCACCTTCGACATCGCCACCGGCAGCGTCTATCGCATCGTCGCCCGCTACCTGCCCAGCGGGATCAAGAAAGTCACCGTCAACAGAAAACAGAAAGTCTATGAAATCGAGCCGGTCAGGATCTTCACCAAGTACGGCTTCATTCCCTCCCCCGATGGCGGCTTCTACGACCTCGGGCTAGGAGCTCTGCTCGGCCCGATCAACGAATCGGTCAACACCGGCTTCAATCAGTCGTTTGATGCCGCTACCATGGCCACGCTGGGTGGGGGCTTTCTCGGGCGCGGCTTCAAGAGCAAGGCCGGGGCATTCACCTTTCAGCCGAACCAGTGGTTCCCGGTCGATGCACCGGGCGATGATTTGCGTAAGTCCATCCTGCCGCTGCCGGTGCGCGATCCGCCGCCGATCCTGTTCCAGATCATCCAGTTTCTCGTCAGCTACGCCGAGCGCATCGTCAGCAGCACCGATTTGCAGGTGGGCGAGAACATCGGTCAGAACACCCCCGCCGAAACGGCACGAACGATGGACCAGAACGGGGCGCGGGTCTACAACAGCATCTACAAGCGCACTTGGCGGGCGATGCGCGATGAATTTCGCATCCAGGCGCAACTGAACAAACTGTTCTTCAACGCCGATAGCGACTACGAAATGCTCACCCGTGGCGCTGACGCCATGGTGCAACCGGACGATTACAGCGCCTACGGCCTGTCGGTACGCCCCGCCGCCGATCCGCACATCGTCAGCGATACCCAGCGCATCGACCAAGCCGACAAGGTGGTGGGCATGGCCACCCAATTGCCCGGCTTCAACCGCTATCAGTCGATCCTGCGGGCGCTGAAGGCACGAAACATCCCCAACATCGAGGAAATCTTCCCCCCGCCGATGACCCAGGGGCCGGATGGCAAGCCGGTGCCGAGCAAGGACTTCCCCCCGCCGGGACCGGACCCCAAGATGCTCGAAGTGCAGATCAAACAGGCGGCGCAACACCTCAAGGAAGTGGAATTTCAGGCCGCGCAGCGCGAGAAACAGGTCACGCTGCAAATGGAATTGTTCAAAACGCAGGCCCAGATCGCAGATTTGCAGGCCAGCGCCAGCTTGAAACTCAGTCAGTCCAAAGGGGCTGAGGTCGATCCGCAGATCAAGTTGCTGTATGCCGAGATCGAGTCCCAGGGCAACAAACGCCAGCATATTCTCGACTTGCTGGACATCATCACCCGTAATTTAGGAGCAAAAGATGGAGAATCTAAGCGGTCCGGGAATGGTGCATTGGAAGCGGCAGGAGCAAACCCAGCAATTGCTGGAGCTTTTGCGCCAGTCGGTGTCGGAAATCCAAGAGGGATGGCTCAATAAAGCCTACGTCGCCGAAGAAGCGCACAAATCGGACGTTCTGAACACCGCTGCGCTGGCCACCGCGCGCACCTTGCAGGAAATCATCGTCACCATCGAATCCATAGAGGAAAATGACTCCAATGAAACGCAATAACTCCGGGTTGATCCCCACCGCCGACAAAATCCTCGTCGAACCGCTCAAAATCGAGGAAAAGACCTCTGGTGGCATCGTTCTTGCCACAGGCAGCCTCCAGCGCGAGAAGATGGCCCAGATTGTCGGCACCGTCATCGCCATGGGCACCACCGCCAAGGAATGTCCCGAGATGGAAGGCATCGAAGTCGGCGACATCGTGCTCTACGCCCGCTATTGCGGGGTCGAACTGCCCGTCGATGGCATCACCTACACCATCATGCGCGCCCGCGACGTGATCGGCAAAACCACCCGCTCGCCGGATTCGGTTTTGCGCGGCGCACAATCGTCAGCCGAGGTCTTTGGCCACAACCAGATCGCCGCTTAGACCGATTATTGACGCCAAGGCTTGACAGTAATAACCATTAGGCATAAAAGGAACCCGATATGGCTGATCCGACCCCCGTTGTTGAAGAGCCCACAGTAACGCTACCCGATGCGCTGGAAGCACTTGCTGCGCCTGAAACCGAAGGCAAGCCCGCGCCTGTTGCTGATGAAAAGCCGCGGGAGGGTGAAGTATCCGCCCTCACGGATGCGGAGCGCGAAGCAAAGGCTTCGGGTTGGGTGCCGCAAGCCGAGTGGCGACAAGACCCAAAGAAGTGGAAGCCAGCGGACGAGTTCCTGCAATTCCGCGATGGCGTGCTGCCCTTGGTGCAGCGGGAAAACCGCTCCCTGCGCGAGGAAAACCGGCAGTTCAAGGAACGGCTGGCAAGGCTCGAAGCCGCCGATGCCGACCGAGCCAAGCGCAGCGACGAGTTATCCATCGAAACCCTCAAGTACGAGCGCCAGCAAGCCGCAGAAATCGGCGACTGGAAGAAGGCCGGCGAACTCGACGAGAAATTAATCGACGCCAAGGTTTCGGCGCGGGTCAGACCGCAGCCGGCGGCCTCGTCGATCGATGCTCAGACCAACGAAATCTGGACCGCATTCGTGGCCCAGAATGCGTGGGCGACCGAACCGAAGATGCAGCAGATCCTCACCGAAAAACTGATCCTGATGCGCCAAGCCGGCTCTCCCCTGAACGGCATGGACATGCTCGAAGAGGCCAAGGATCGGGTCAAGCACGAGTACCCGGAACGGTTCTCCCGTCCCCGCGCCCCGGCGATGGCCGAAGCGGGCGGCAACAACGGCAACGCTCGCGGCAACACCCGCACTTGGAGCGACCTGAAGCCCGAAGCGCAGCAGGAACTCGAAAAGTTCATGGCCCAGAATCCGGGCGTCACCAAGGCGGGCTTGCTCAAACGCTGCGCCGAACAACCCAGCGAATACTTTAGGCGTTGACCATGGCCAGCGGACCAAGCAAGTACAAGGGACACCCCAAGTCGGAATGGGCGAGCATTCGCGCCGCCGAAGTGACCACCGCGCAGGCCGCCGTCGCGCCCGCACCCGAAGCGCCGCCACCCAACGCCTTCACCGCGCCGCCCGATGCCATCGTCGCCGCCATGCTTCCGCCGGTGGATGTTCCACGTAAAATAC